CAGCGTAAGAACCGGCGGTGGAAGTGCTTGGTACATGATGACTGGACAGGACACTTCAACCGCATCAAATACCGGTTTTACCATTACACCAATTAGCGGCACTTTGACTGGCGGAACTATCACGGTTTACGGATACCGAAAGGCATAACAATGAGCGACCCAATACTTGGCACATTCCATGACGCCGAAACAGGCGAAACCATTACACGCGAACTAACACAGGAAGAAATCAATGCGCTACCGACTGATAGCACTCCTCTTGGCGAGTAGTGCACTGGTGGCATCGTGTGCCGATGCGTACCGCTACCCATGCCAAGACCCCGCCAAAGCCAACAGCACAGAATGCTCATGCGAGCAGACACCACGCACCAAAAACAAAGCACTAGGGGCGCTCGAATCCCAAGCCACCACAACCACACTCCGACTACTCGTAGGATTTGACTGCTAATGAAACTCCGACCACGCCTCACCAACGAACAAATAAAAGCACGACTAATCCTCACCGTAGGCATTGGGCTAACAGTCGTATTCGTAGCCAGCATCGGCATGATGCTCTACGGCCTGCTATTTGTAACCCAACCCATGAACATGGCCGAAGCCGACAAAGAAGCGTGGAGCGTGCTCTCACCAATGCTTATGAGCCTCTCAGGCGGCTTGCTCGGCATGCTCGCCGCTAACGGCCTCAAGGATAAAAAGGATGACGACAGTGGCGCGTAAGTACCCCTATTGGCCTGCGTGGAACGGTGGCAAGACACAGCCCATCACGGCCAAAGCAGTCGAGTTGCTCGGTAAGCGCTGGGGCATGAAAAACCTCGGCACATACGTCAACCGCCCAATGCGCGACAAACCCGATCTAAGCGTCCACGCAACTGGGTACGCAGCAGACTTGTCCTACAAAGACGAAGCACAGGCTCGAGAAATCTGGGACTACCTGCTCAAGTATTCAGCCGAACTAGGCGTCTGCGAATTGCACTGGTACAAGTTCGGTGAATTCGGCGCCGGGTACCGCTGTAGTCGAGGCGAAGGTAAAGCAGGCGTCAAGGTTTATAAAAACCGCGGAGAAAGTGCAGGCGTAGGCGGCCAGTGGCTACACCTCGAACTAGCCGAACAAGATCCAACCGAGTGGGAAGCGTTCTTCCGCGCCCACAAGGACTAGAACGCGTCAGGGAATTGCGGAAAACCCTGCGCTAGGTGGGCTGGGGTCTAGTTTCTCCGACCCCTGCCTACCGCAATGCTTGACTTGCGTTTACAAATCGGTTCTAATGTTTACACGCCACCGCAAAGCGTAAACAAAGGAGACAAACATGGCCAATTATGACCACGCCCGAAAGTTGAACCCCTGCCGGGTTCGCAACTGCCAAGTTACGGCAGCACTAATGGAAGGCGATCTATGCATTCGCCACTGGTACAAGTCACAAGGCAAAGAGTGCCCGGACATCACAGCCAAGGTGGAAACACCACGCCCCAGCATTGACCGCAACACCGCTGTTACTGGCAAGCGTGACACGTCACGCGGAGCGGCGTCTCGAGTGCTTCCGAGCACTGGTACAAAGCGCCGACGCGTCTATGACGCCATTATGGCCAACATGGCTAACGGCATGACCTGTGACGAGGTTTGTGTAGAAACGGGAATGCTTGTGCAGTCAGCGACTTCAGCGATTAACACGCTTGTTCACGACAAGTGGCTGCGAGACTCAGGCCTACGCCGACCCACGCGAACAGGCACACTTGCGACAGTATGGGTGGCTATATGAAGATTGAAACGACCCAAGCCGCAGTCGACTTGTTCGGCATTCTCTGTGGCCTTTCAGGCTTAGGCATCGGTTTCGTCTGGGGGATCATGCGTGAACGCAACCGCCTCAAGGAAACCCAGCGCAAAGCCGAATGGGCATACAACCGTTACTGGAACGGCTACGACGGAGACGAATTCTGAAGGTACTCACGGCGCTCATTTTGAGCGTCGCTGTACCAGCCCAGCCAGCCACATGGAACCACCCACTCCCATACGAGGAGTACCGGGCGCTCTCCCAATGTGAAACACAAAACAACACCGCACACGCCACGCGTTCCTATGTCGGCGCCTTTGGCTTTGCTCGAGCAACGTGGGAAATGTTCGCAGACGCGCCAGCGTCACGAGCACCACGCATGACTTACGCCCAACAGGCTCGAATCCTTGACCGGGCATTTTTCTATGGCCATGTCAAACACGGCCGTAAACAATGGCCAGTCGGCGCATGGGGGCATGGCTGCTGGAAACACCTTTGGAAGGTTCGTGCCAGCCTTAGATCAGCCGTGTGCAATAATCGTAAACAACAAGTCAGACGACAGTGTCGTTTGTGAACACTGCTAGGAGAAACAATGCAGAAAAAAGAAAAAGTAGTAGCCGTACGTTTAACCGAGGCCGACTATGCCGCACTTGAATGGGGGCGTTTGTTAACACTTCAAGCGCGCCCCAAAGCACCAACAATGAGCGCATTCATTGCCGAATTGCTTTACCCAGAAATGCACGAATTTGCGAAGGATTGCATCGAGCATCACAAAAAGAAAGCAGCCGCCGAAAAGCGCAAAGCCACCAAAGCAGCAAAGAAGGCCGCCAATGACCCCCAGTGAAATCGCCGGTCGCTTAATGATGTTGGGTTCCCAGCTCGAGGCAGAGAAACGAGACGCAGCTGCTCAAGCATGCGCCGAGGCCGCCGCGCTCATTCTCATTTACCTTGACAAGACCACAGGCAACGGAGGCGAGGCTTACGAGCGCTCCACCACAGCCACAGTTACGCCCTTGTTTGAATCGTTAACAAAGAAGTCGTAAATGTTTGACTTATTCGTATTTATCGGCTACTCGATCGGCTGCATTGCCGTTGGCATGTTCTTTGCCAATGTCAACCGTGGCAAGTAGGGGCATGGGCGGCCGAGGCCGCTACACACGAGGCACGACCGAAGAACAATTACTGAACCGCTGGAACCGCGAACTAGATCGACAACTATCAGAAAAGAAATACAAGGAGAAACCCAAAATGGCACCACCCGACCTCAGCAACTATGTAGACGTGGCAACACGCATCAAATTGCTCGTAGACAAATACCCCAACGCCAGCATCAATTGTGGCAAACCAACCATTGTCGAAATTGACAACTCGACGTTTGTTGAAGTAGTTGTCAGAGTTATTTGCAATGACGAATTTGACCGGTATTCAGTCGCTACTGCATGGGAACCATTCCCGGGCAAAACGCCCTACACGCGTGATAGCGAAATGATGAATGCTGAAACCAGCGCTATTGGGCGCGCCATCGGGGCATTGGGTATCGGCCTGACAGGTTCTATGGCATCAAGCAATGAAGTAGCGAACCGCCAGACAGTCACCCAGCAGGGCAACACCACAGTTACGCAGATCGGTAACCCACCGAGCGAGAAGCAACTGTGGCTTTACAAGAAACTGCTTAAAGAGCAGGGCAAGTTGCCACCTATAAACATTGACCAGATGGACAAGTACGAAGTCTCACGCGCAATCGAAGCATTGAAGGCTGGCGAACAGCCCGAGGAAATCCCACTACCCGATGAGGAGCCATTTTGATGACTGATGACATTGTGACCCGACTACGAGCAGAGGGAGAAATTAACTCTGTTGGTGACGGAACTAAAGAATGGTGGTCAAACCCAGTATGTCTTGAAGCAGCCAATGAGATTGAACGCCTACGGGCAAAAAATCACGGCTTAAGAATCAGGGTGTTTACATTGCTCAAAAAGTTGGAAGAAAAGTAATGGATGAGCAGACCATGAAGGATTACATCGAGGACTTGCTCCAAGAGCGTCAAGACCTCTATGCGCGTTTACATGCAGCCGAGGCAGAAGTGCGTCGACTTGAGACAGAGTTGGCGCGCCATGCCTGAGCCAGACGCCTCAGAAAAACTGTTCCAAGATCAAGTCGTACAACTCGCGTTAACGGCTGGCTGGGACTGCCACCACATTAAGCCCGGGCGTTACGGAACCGTTTACAAGACCGACGGCCTTGCTGGCATGCCCGATCTAATCCTCATCGGCCAACGTGGGCAAGGCATCATCTTTGCCGAGTTAAAGACACGCACAGGGAAACTGTCACCCATTCAAGAGGCACGCATTAAGCAGCTGCTTGAGAACGGTCAAGAGGTTCATGTGTGGCGTCCAAGCGACCTAGAGCGAATAGCAACTCGTTTGTCCACAAGGCTTAGAACGGTGTAGTTGCAATGCGAATGTAAACGCTCTATGTTCCACAGCGCTGGGGGTCTGACGACAATTCCATTATCGGCGTGAGACCGGCGATAGTTAGACCCTCAGCGTTTACAACAGATCACACGCATGGCCACATTGGGAGTTGCACTCAGTTGGTATTCACACGGGAACGTGGGTAGAGCCTGCTGAACCGAGTCGTGATGTACAGATGGAAATGCCTTGGTTGTAAACGCAGGAGCAGCGTACGAACGTCATAAACGCGAATGGTGTCGGTCATGAGATTGACGGCGGCCAGAGCCACACAGGCTTAAAGCGTGGGGGAGTAGCCTTACCCCAACCACGCACTTGGAAGCAACCGCAGCGAAGCAAGGGCGCTAGAAAGAAACGAGAAACAATGACACGCCGCCCCACACCCGAATTCCTCAAAGCACGCAAAGAAGTCCTCGAAGCCTTCCCCACCTGCCATTGGTGTAAACGCGCACCCAGCACCGAAGTAGACCACCTCATCGAATTCGACGCCGGCGGAACAGACGAACTCAGCAACCTCGTAGGCGCATGTAAACCCTGCAACAGCAGACGCGGCGCCCTCTATGTAAACAACAAACGCACAACACAAATGCACGCCCGAAACGCATTCGTAAACAAAAACGGCGGAAATTTTTTTGAGACGCAAACCGCCAAGCCCCCGACCCCTTTCTCCGTTATCTCCGAAAATGGGCAAGACCGTCATGAGATCACGCAGATCGAGCCTCTTGGAGTTGGAATTCCAGCGAACGAGCCAAGATTGGTTAGTCCGACATATGGGCACGATAACTACGGCCATGCCATAGCGACGTGGACGGCCGTCAACCTTGGTCGAGACCTGTTTCCGTGGCAAAGGTTCTTCCTCGAGAACGCGACCCAGTACGACAGCGACAATGTGTTCGTGCATTCGACGGCTATCGCGTCGACCGGTCGTCAAAACGGAAAGACCTCAATGCTGGCTGGCATTGTTGGCTGGAGCCTGCTTGAGTTGCCGCGCATTTGGGGGCGTCCTGTTCGGATCTTGTCTACGGCTCACGAGTTGGCGTTGGCGACCGAAGTGTTTGAAGAGTTACGCGAAACGTTTGAGCAGTGGGAAGAGTCAGGGCTTTGCAAAGTGACGTGGGCTTACGGCCGTCACAAGGTGGTCATGGTTGACGGCTCGACCTATGTGGTGAAGGCGGCGACCGGTAAGAAACACGGCGGTACTTACGATCTGATTTTGTGCGACGAACTTTGGGCGATTACCGAGTCTGCTTACTTCGGAGCCTTGAAGCCCAGCCAGATTGCGGTGCCGAGTCCGTTGGCTATTTTGACTTCCACGGCTGGCGACGAGTCGTCAAAGGTTATGACGCGTTTACGCGAGCAGGCGTTGGCTGGCATTGACCGTGGCGAGCCTTCAAGCCTTTTTATGGCTGAGTGGTCGTTGCCTGAGTGTGATCCTGACGACCCACAGTATTGGGGTTACGCCAATCCGAGCCTTGGGCGCACGATTACGGTGCGCGCTTTGCAGGATGCGTGCGACGCACCCGATCGGAGCATGTGGCTTCGAGCGCACTGTAATTTGTGGGTGGCGGCCGCTGGGGCGTGGCTTCCACCGGGCATGTGGGCAAACCGCAAAACCGATGAGCCGTGCCCGGTTGAGAAGTCGGTGCTTTGTGTGGACTCGAGCGTTGACGACTCAAAGTACGTCGGCATTCGTTGTGGAGTCACGGCCGACAAACGGATTATCGCCACTATTGAATTTGTGGCTGACTCGTCACGGCAAATGTGGATCGAGATTGAAAAAGCCATGTCCGAAAACAAAGCGCTGCGTCTCGGCATTACTCCATCGCTTGACTTGCACACGCCCGAGCGTTTACAGGCTCGCCGTTTCGTGTGGGGCTACGCCGAGTTACTTAAATTCACTGGGGTTGTGCGAAGCATGATCTACGAAGGAACGCTTGAGCACACAGGCGGCGAAATGCTCGCTGAACATGTAAACCGTGCCGTACTCGTACGCGCTCAAGGCTCCGTCGTGATTAGTAGCCAACGCTCACCGGGCGCCATTGAAATGGCACGTTGCCTAGTGGCGGCCGCGTCCGCTGTCTCTCGCCCCACTGGCTCGGCCAAGCCGTCGTTTGCAAGTTCTCGATAGATAGTTGCATTTGCAACAAACCTATGTAAGACTCCGTCCGATGGGTTTGTTTAAAACTTCCAAGCCAGCGTTTAACAGTGCGCCTGTAAAGGCCGCCGCTGGGGCGTCCAATGTTGGCAACTTCATCATGTACCAGACTGGCAGCGACGAAGTGCGCGCCTTGTCGGTACCGACCGTGTCACGCGCTCGAGACCTGATCGCTGGCATGGTCGGCGCGCTCGAGTTAAAGCACTACTCAAAGCAGTGGACAGGCGAACGCTACGAAGAAATCTATTTGCCTCTTGAACCTTGGATGGAACGACCCGATCCGAAAGTCACCCGGTCGTTCTTCTATGTAAACATTTTTTCAGACCTTTTCATGTATGGCGTTGCGTATGCCTACATCACAACTCGCTATAGCGACGGGCGCCCTGCATCGTTTACATGGCTTCCAGCAGCAAACATGTCAAGCACCCAGCAGACAGGTATTCCACAGTTTTTCGGACAGTCTGACGAACTCCAGTTTTCAGGCCAGCCACTCGACTTAAATAACGTGCTTCAATTCATCAGCCCAATTGAGGGAATTTTAAAGACTGGCGCTCGCGCTATCAACACAAGCATTTATCTCGACCAAGCCGCCGACCGCTACGCACAACTTGAAACAGTGCCCGGCTACCTTCAACAAGTTTCAGGCGAAGACATGTCTGGCGACGACCTTGGCGATCTTGCCGCCGCATGGTCGGCCGCGCGTAAACAAAACGCAATTGGCGCGCTGTCTTCACAAGTGCAATTCAAAGAATTTAACGCAAGCCCACAAGAAGTAAACGCCGACCAGCGCAAGTATCAAGCGCTTGAAATGGCGCGTCTCTGCAACGTCCCGGCCTACCTCGTTTCCGCGCCCACAGAAGGCGCTTCAATGACCTACCAAAACGCAGAGCAGGCTAGGCAGGACTTGTATTTGTTCGGCGCACGCATCTACCTCGACTGCATTGAGCAGACCCTTTCGGGCGAACAGGTATTGCCACGCAACCGCTTCGTGGAATTTGATGTCGAGGCTTACCTCGGATCGTCAGACATGTCACCGGGCATCATGCCCGAACCAGCAGCACAGGATGTTCCATCATGATTGAGTTTGTAAACGTTCCCATCACACTTGATGCGGCCGCTGGCGAAGAGTCGCCACGCACAATAACCGGAATTGCCGTTCCATGGAACACTCCAGCAACGGTGAGCAGTGGCGAGTCCGTCATGTTTACGCGTGGCGCATTTGACGTCTCCGCAAAGGCACCTAAGTTGCTTGAAGGCCACGACATGAACGCCCTTCGAGGCGTCGTTACCGAAATGGTTGACGCCGAAGAAGGACTTTTGTTTACCGCAAAGTTTGCAAAGACCGCCGCCGCTAACGACGCAATTGAACTAGTGAAGGCTGGCGCTTACGACTCCGTAAGCGTTGGCGCACAACCGGTGAAATTTAAGTACGACAAGAACGGAACAATGGTTGTGTCTCAAGCCAACCTTGTCGAGATCAGCCTCGTAGCCCAGCCAGCATTTAAGGATGCTGTCATCACAGAAATCGCCGCCTCAGAACCCGAGCCAGAGGCTCCAGAGGCAGACGAACCCCAACCCACAGACACAGTAAAGGAAACTGAAATGTCACAAGAAACCCCAGCGGTTGAGGCTTCGGCTGAAATCGTCCCAACACAGCCAATCTTTGCGGCCGCACGCCGTGAAGTCCCACTGCCAACAGCAGCCGAATACATCGCAGCTGCAATTGCTGGCGGCGATCAGTGGCTCGCAATGTCAGCCGCTCTCAAGGCAGCAGCCCCAGACGTCACCACAACCGACACCCCGGGCATCTTGCCTGTGCCCATCGTTCAGCCTGTTTACAACAACTTCCGCGGCATCCGCCCAGTCGTTGACGCATGTGGCGTAAAGGCAATGCCCGGTGGCGGAAAAGTGTTTCTTCGTCCTGAAGTAACCACCCACACCTCAATGGCAGCACAGTCAGCAGAAAACGCTGCACTTCAGTCAGGCACCTTCGTTGTTTACAACAACCAAGTAACCAAGGGCACTTACGGTGGCTATGTGAACATCTCGATGCAAGACCTTGAGTGGACAGACCCAGCAGTGTTGTCGCTCATCCTTGACGACATGAGCCGTATCTACGCAAACGAGACCGACAACGTGGCAGCAGACGCACTTCTCGCTGGCGTTACACAGTCGGCAGTTTTGACAGATCCAACATCGGCAGCCGAATGGGTATCTGACATCTACGACGCAGCGTCAACAATCTTGACCAACTCAAACGGCAACTTGCCTACCACTCTTTTTCTCGCTCCAAATATGTATTCGAGCCTTGGAAAATTGGTGGATACAGCGAACAGGCCTCTTTTCCCCGAGATTGGCCCGATGAACGCACTTGGTACAGCATCTGCTTCAGCATTCAACGGCCGCGCATTTGGTCTCAATGTTGTTGTTGACCGTAACTTCGCAAGTGACACCGTCATCGTTGGCGACCCAAGCGGTTTTGAAGTGTTTGAACAGCAAAAGGGCGCACTCAGCCTCGAAGCACCATCGACCTTGTCACGCACGCTTTCATGGCATGGCTACTTCGCCACGCTCATGATTGACAACACCAAGTTCGTCAAACTCACATAATCCCCCCAGCAGCACAAAGGAAAACACCATGGCAACATTTGATCTAGCGTTCCACGAACGTCGAGACGGTGTTGCCGTGGTGCAGACCTTTGTTGAGTCAGGCATTCAAGTAACCGACTCAGTCATCGTTGCCAGCGCCAGCCACAACCTGAACGGCACACACACGGTCATTTCAACCGAGCCGTTTTACTTTGTGGGCGTTGACGAATACGGCGACCTTGAATTTGACTACGACATCATCGTTGAAAACCAAGTGTTGTATTACTCGGCCTACGCCGACCTTGAACGAGGCGTGGCGACCGGCAGCGTTTCGTTCACACCGTCCGTGCAATGGATTACTTCAGCCAACGTGCTTGAGTGGCTGGGCATTGACGTGGCAACCGCAAACGACACAGCCTTCGTAGCCAAGTGCGTCTCTGCCAGCAACTTTTGGTGCTGGAACAAACGACGCGAAGCCGGGTATACCGACTCACAGGCAACCGTGCCAAATGACTCGGTAAAACTTGGGGCCATCATGTATGCAGCCACCCTGTACCGCGAACGCGGAACATCTGGCGACTCATACGGCGCGTACACCTCAATGGGACAATTCCAACAGCCAGTTTCACTGTCTCGAATTATGCAACTACTTGGTTGCGGCCGTGCTCAGGTTGCGTAATGGCTGCATCGGGCATTCTGTACGAAGCCGTAAACGCCACTAAGACGGCGCTTTCGGGGCTTGGTTTACAAGTCGTCACGGATCCGCGCAACATTCGCCCACTGAGCGTTTTTATTGAGTTACCGACCGTCACCGCGTTTACATACAACGTGGGCGACATTCGACTCACCGTCCGTGTCTGTGCGCCCCCACCGGGTAACCAAGACTCGGGCGATTACCTCATGACCGTGGCTAACACGATTATGGACTCCACCATCGCAGTCACGGATTTGCGTCCGGGCTTCGTATCCACAGGGGGGCAAGACCTGCCCACCTACGACCTCACCGTTGCCGTCGCTGTACGGCGTAACTAACAAAGGAACCCATCATGGCGACAACGACATTTCTGTCAAACGCAACCATCAACATCACACAGTCAGCAGTGACGACAGACCTGTCCGATCAGGCAAACGCTGTGAGCATCACCATCGGCCAAGACGCGCTCGAGTCAACTGCTTTCGGCGACAATGGTCACCGTTTCGTTGGCGGTCTCCAGTCCGTTGACGTCAGCATCACATTCTTTTTGTCTTACGGCACCAGCGAAGTTGAGGCCATCCTTAACTCATGCGTTGGCACAGGAACAACGACCTTGGTCATCAGCCCATCCGGTACCACCGAGTCAGCGTCTAACCCTGAATACACCATCACAAACTGCATGCTTGCGAACTACACCCCAATTAACTCGACAGTAGGCGAACTCGCCACAGTTGAAGCCACCTTCACAGGCGGCACTTGGGCACGCGACATCGTCTAAACAAATCAACCTGCAAGGAGAAACAAATGCAGTTAACCCTCAAAGTCACACCCAACGAAGGCGACGCCTATGAAGTCGTTACGAACCTTTTTACGATTGTTGCTTTGGAGCGTCGTTTTAAGGTTCGTGCTTCAGATCTTGCTAATGGCATCGCAATGGAGCACTTGGCGTTTCTCGCTTACGAGGCCGCCAAGCAGTCCGGTGTGACTGTGCCAGCAGTCTTTGACGATTACATCAAGCGTTTACAAGCGGTCGAGGTTGTCGGGACTGGTAGCGAAAACCCCACCGAGGCGGCAGTTACATCAGAGCCCTAGCCGTTGTGCTAGTGGCTACCGGGTACTGGCCGCCACAAATCCCATTTGAGAGCGACGCGTTAGCGACAGTTCTTGAAGTATTGAAAGAGCGAAACAAATGAGCGGATCAGCGAACGTACAGGTGCTAGGCATCAACGACGCTATTCGCTCGCTCAACAAAATTGAGCCAGGCTTGCGTAAACAATTCAACGCAGACGCCACACAAATCGCCCAGCCAGCCATCCAAGAAGCACAGCAACGCTATGACCAAATCGCTTGGGGGCAAGCGCAACTGCGAGGCACGTCACGCAACTGGAATAACAACGGTCGCAAAATTTTTCCTTTTAGTTTGGCAAAAGCGCGCAACGGTCTAAAGGTGAAACTTGACGCAGATCGCCGACGCACCGCCACCATCCTGCTTGAGCAACGGGATGCCGCCACTGCCATCCTTGAGTCGGCAGGTCGTCGCAACCCGGGCAACCCACTTGCTGTAAACATGAAACAAATTAAACCCGGTCACACTCGAGTCCTTGGCCCGGCGCTTTGGTCCAAAAAGACACAGGTTCAAAGCGAGATGGAAGCGGCATCGCTTAAAGTGGTTCAGCGCGTTCAAAGAGAGTTAAACCGATGACAATTTCCATTCCCATCATTTCGGAGTTTGACGGTAAAGGCATCGCCAAGGCAAAACAAGAGTTTTCACAACTTGAAGGTGCAGGCGCTAAAGCAAACTACGCAATTAAAAAGGCGGCACTACCTGCCGCGGCCGCACTGGCTGGCGTTGGTGCAGCATTGTTTGACGCCACCAAGGCAGCAATGGAAGACGAGACAGCCCAGAAGCAATTGGCGCTCGCGCTTAAAAACTCGACTGGCGCTTCAGACGCAGCCGTCGCTGCCACTGAAGACTGGATTAGCGCACAGGGACGCGCTCTGGGCGTCACAGATGACGAGTTGCGCCCTGCACTAGCCAAACTGTCTCGACAGACGCACAGCGTCGCTGAGGCGCAAAAGGCGGCCAAGTTGGCTATGGACATTAGCGCCGCCACTGGCAAAGACCTGAGCACGGTTTCAGACACGCTGGCGAAGGCTTACGGTGGCAACACAGCCGCGCTTGCCAAGTTGTCGCCAGAATTGAAATCAGCCATTAAAGATGGCATGAGCCTTGACGACGCTATGGCAGCGCTTGAGTCAACTTTCGGTGGTGCAGCCGAAGCGGCAGCCAATACAGCCGAAGGTGGTTTTAAGCGTTTACAACTGGGATTGGCTGAAACTAAAGAGTCCATAGGGGCGGCGCTTATTCCAGTAGTCGAGAAGTTGATACCGGTGCTTTTGAAAATTTCGGATTGGGCACAAAAGAACCCACAGACGTTCACCATCATTGCGGCCGCCATTGCGGGCATCGCCACGTCAATTATGGCTATTAACTTTGCTATGTCGCTTAATCCGTTTACAGCCATCGCTCTTGGTATTGGCGTACTGGTTGCTGGCATTGCTGTGGCTTACAACAAGTTTGAGGGCTTCCGAAACCTTGTTCGCACCGTTGTAAACGGCTTATCTGACTATTTCGAGATGATTGCAAACGCATGGATCAAGACCACCAACATCATCATTCGTGGCATCAACTTGATTAAGCCCGGCAAAGACATCCCCCAGTTGAGCACTGTCAATTTCGGCCACATTGGTGGCGAACCTCAGCAGGCCGCTTCGGCTGGCAACTTCCGCATGTTTGAGCAGGCACAGACAACAACAAACACTGGCGGCGTTTTGGCTAAGTCGCTCGGCGGTGCTCAGGTAAACATCAACGTCAATGGTGGCGATCCGAACGCCGTTGTTGACGCGTTGCGTAACTACATGCGCCAAAACGGCGCTGTGCCTATCAGGACAACTGGCTACGCATGAGCGTAAACCTGACCGCAACCGTTGGCGCTAATGCCGCCACAAACGTCACCAGTTTTAATTGCTCTTTTGGGCGTCAATCCAAAACCGACACCTACTCGAGCACCAGCGCAACGCTCACGATCCGCTATGCAGGTCTACCCGGTTCTTGGACACTCGGATCTAATGTCATCGTAAAAATTGACGGCTACCAAGTCTGCAGCGGCTACATCACCAACATTGAATACAACTACGACTTCGTCACGGCTGGCGACACATACACCGTGAGCCTTGAGGGCTATCTGTCCTATTTCGGCCGCAGCGTGTTAACAAACTTCACGTTTACACAGCAGACGACAGGAGACGCGGCCAACACCATTGCTGGCGCTATCAGTGGCACCGCCAAAAGCATCACCCAAATACAGACCCGGTCATACACAGACACCTCAACATATTCTGGGGCTTCGCAGAACCTCATCACGGCGTTGGTCGCTACGGAGCAAGGGCGCTTAGATGATCAGGGCGACGTGCTTAAGTTCCTCGGCCGTGACTTTACTTACGCCGACTTCAACGACTCACCGCCAATCATTCAGACCTACTACTTTGCTGACGATGGCACCGCCAATTATTACAAGTACGACAACATCACTTTTTCGTCGCTGAGTAACAACTACTTCACCTACGTTCAGGTTCAGCCAGCATTGTTTGCTACCCAAACGGCAGGTTCAGGTAATCGTGCGTTGAGCATCAACACTTACGACGTCAGTGCCACACAGGCCGACAACCTTGCTGATTATTGCTTGGCTGAATTTGACCAAAGCCTTTCGGCGCCCATTCAAATAAGCACTCGAAGCAGCCTTGGTTTACCAACTGGCTTTTTGGCTTTGTTTGAGAATTACCGTGTTGGCGCTCGCACACAAATCAAGTTCCGTGGTACCGAGTATTACGGCGTAGTCGAGGGTTACAGCGTTACGGCTAACCCGTCTGAAGTTCGCTACACGTTCTATATGTCGGGTTTTGAGCAAAACAACTTTTTCAGGCTTAATGACCCGGTGTATGGCACCCTTGATTACAACAACCTTAACTTTTAGGAGAACACATGGCAGTCAAAACGTTTACAACAGGTTCCGTGTTAACGGCTTCGGATACGAACACTTATCTTGCTAACTCAGGGCTTGTGTATGTCACGAGCGCAACGGTTGGCTCGGGCGTGTCTAGCGTGACCGTTAGCAACGCATTTTCAAGTACCTATGACAACTACAGAATTGTCATTGCTGGCATTGCAAGTTCAGCGAGCGGCAGTTCTCTGCGTTTTCAATTGAACAACTCAACTGGTTCTACATATTCAATGGGCGGGATTTTTGCCAGTTTTGGTTCAACAACCATTAACGGTTACGGACCAACTGTCCAAACTTTATGGACTGACTTTTCTGCTGCCGATACAACAAGCCAAGCGGCAGGAATGGATTTGTTTGCACCTTTTTTGACTGCAAGAACAATGTTTTTGTGCAACAGCGTAAGAACCGGCGGTGGAAGTGCTTGGTACATGATGACTGGACAGGACACTTCAACCGCATCAAATACCGGTTTTACCATTACACCAATTAGCGGCACTTTGACTGGCGGAACTATCAC